ATTTACATCAATTAGATTTGATGGTCTTTCCAAATTGGAAAATACATTGATTTCTGGAAATACAATTTGCGGAACATCTGCTGGGGCTATTGCTGTATTAAATGATTCATCAAGTCCAGTTGTTAATCCTATAAATTTTGTTATAACAAATAATTTAATTGATTCGGTGGGATTGGATGGAACAGCTAATAGGTGGGCATTTATTTCAGTATATGATATAAGTGGATTTATTTTTACTAATAATACAGTTTCAAATCTTGGTGCTACAGTTGTTTCTGTAATTAGGTCGTCTTCTAATACATTTACAAATGTCATTGTTAAAAATAATATTTGGGATCAAACCATTCCTCTATTCACGCTAACCTCTTTTACTACTCCATTTGAAATAGATCACAAGATGGGTGGTTATGGAATAAATACAAGCGGCTCATTTGTTCTTGGAAATCAAGGTGCATACTCATCTTCACTACCATTTACATTAAATAGAACAACATCTACAGGTGGTCTTGGAACGAGATATAGCAACTCTCTTGGGTATGTTGATATTTTCTCTGTTCCTACAGGTGTTGGCGAGGGATCATTTACTCCCGGTTCAGACAATCTTGTATCACTTGGAAGTGGATCATTTCGTTGGTCACAACTTTTTGCAGGGACTAATGTAATTAACACTTCGGACGAGCGAGAAAAACAAGATATTGAAAATCTAAATGAGGCTGAAAAAAGAGTTGCTATTTCATTAAAATCAATTGTTAAAAAGTTCCGTTTCAAAGATGCAGTTTCTGCAAAAGGGGAGGATGCCCGAATCCATATTGGCGTTATTGCACAAGAAGTTGTATCGGCATTTGAATCAGAAGAACTTGACGCTACTAAATATGGATTGCTATGCTATGATGAGTGGGACGAACAGCCAGAAGAAAAAGATTCTGATGGAAATGTAATTCAACAATATCGACCAGCTGGCAACAGATACGGGATTAGATACGATCAACTTTTAGCATTTATCATTTCAGCAATTTAATTTATGAGCGCAAACATTAAAGCATCAGTAGACGGAACACAGGCAATAATCGGGGTAGGTGGAGTAGACCAGATGACTGTGAGCAACGCTGGCGTAGTCACAGCAAATAGCTTTGTAGGGGCAATCAGCAATACCAATGTCACGGCAACTGGATCGACTACGGCAAGGACATTGGCAAACAGGTTTGCTGATGTGGTCAATGTGAAGGACTTCGGTGCGGTGGGTGATGGGGTAGCGGATGATACTGCTGCGATTCAAGCGGCTTTGGATTCTAATAAAACAGTATTGTTCCCAGCAGGTAAATATCGAGTTACATCGTCACTTATTATTTCACCAAACAGAAATAGAAATGCAGGTATTATAGGTTGTGAATTTCCAACAAATTATCCATATACATCGCAATCTGGTGGGCCAACATGGGATGGGAAAAAAGAATGTATTTTGTTTTATGATGGGCCAATGTCCACCACAACAGCAGTATTGCTTGTATCTCTTACATCTATTGGAGTTCAAAATCCACAAACTTTTGACTCTGTAGTTTTTGGATTAAAATTAGAAAACATCGTAATTGATGGAAATAATAAAGCTGGATTTGGAGTTTATGCAATAAGATTGTCTGAACCTGTAATCAAAAATATAGTAATTACAAATACTACAAAACACGCATTTTATTTAGATGGAACTTATAGCGGTGTTTATGAAAAAATAAGTGCATTTAAAAATCAAGGTTGCGGAATTTCTATAGGAAGGGGAACATTAGATTATTCATGGACTGGTGGAAATAAAGTTAACGCATTAACAATTTCTGATCTATATGCAAACGCAAATGGATCAGATAAAGCATTTAATGAAACAACAAATCCATTATGGGGATATGGAATTGGACTATGGTTTCATAGAGGAAATACATTACTTTCTTATACATCTGAAAATAATGATGGTGTAGGAGTTGTATTGAGTCCAACATCATCTACAAATTATATTGCATCTGGATATTCAGAATTAAGTAATTCTTTAATTATTTCTGGAACAAATGCAATAACGGATGGAAGGGCTACCAGAAAATGGGGATGTTGGTTTAATGGGGATTCTGTTGATTCTTTAAACATGAGACTCTGTAATACCTATATGGCAGCAGAGGGAATTAGAATTACAGGAACACAACCATCAGTTGGAAGAACTGAAGGTGGATTTTCATTGGAAAGTATTACTGGGGCAAATTATTTACTTTCAGATTGGGGAAACTATCGACTTATTAATTGTGCCGTAGAAATATACAATAGCATTTCAGCAAATTATCCAGTTGGAGCTATTGTTGCAAATGGAGGAATAAAGTTTAATGCAAGTGATTCTGCACTTTCATTTTATAATGAAAATACATTTACCCCATCACTTGAAGGTGTAACTATAAGCGGAACAGGTTGGGCATACGGACTTCAAACTGGGTCTTACACAAGAATAGGGAATCGTTGTTTTTTTACTGGAAGAATAAATTTAAGTGCTGTTTCTCTTGATGCTACTGGGCAGATAGCAATTTCTGGATTGCCATTTACAATTAAAAATGGGAATGAATTCCAAGGCGTTGTTCAATGTCTTACATCCAATATGACAACATCCATTGTTTCAATGGAAGGTTCGCTTGATTTAAATACAAATAGAATCAGGCTTAATAAAAGAACAGTAGCTTCAGCAAGTCCAAGCACAGTTTCTTTAGGTGATCTTTCCGCAACAACATCAATTATATTTACTGGTCAGTATGTCATTGCATGAAAAACTACATTAACATCCATTACATGACAACCGAACAAGCTAAAGAAATCCTTGCTAAAAATAAAGTGACCAAGGAAGAATACGAACAAGCCCAAAAAGAAGGTCGGATTACACAATATTAATGAAAAACTATATCAACATCTCTCATATCTTAATCTGCCTTGCGTTCCAAGGAATCGGATATGCTCTGACAAAGAATCCATTTATCGGAGCTATTGCAGGGATATTCTTCTTTGCTGGCAGGGAGATTGCTCAAGCCGAGTATAAGAATATTGAAGCATCTCCAAGCAAGTTAAGGAAAGATATGAGTGTGTTTGGTGGGTTCAATCCAAAATACTGGACGCTTAAAGCACTACTTGCAGACTTGACAATCCCATCTGTAATCGTAATAACTATTGCCTTTATTCTTAAATATGCCATACACATCTAAAAAAGTAAGTTTGCCAGAGGGTTTTGTTGACCTTGGCGAAGAAATGAAGCCAGCGATGGCTATTGAAATTGAGCGTGAACCATCTTCTGTTCACTATCCTTCTCTCTATTTTAGCAATGCTAAAGAGTTGATGGATTTCCCCAAAGAGGGAACTGCTGTCATTCATTTCAAGAAAGTCATGGAGAAGAAAGAGACTATTATGCGCGATGGCGAAGAGAAGAAATGCTATTGCGTAGAACTTGAAATCCACGGCATCAAATCCAATGGCAAATCCAAGATGGAGCCAATGATGGAAGAAGAAGAGGATGATGAAGACGCTATCGAAAAAGGCTTGAAAGAAGCCGAGGGCGAAGAAGAAAACGAAGAAGAATACGAAGATTAATTTTATGGCTAAGAAAAACGAAATGCTCACTGAAGCTCCAACACCAACACCAGAAGCGATGCCGGGGGAAATGGCCGCACCAACTCCTGACATGGCTCCTCCTGCTGGTGGCAAGGTTATGGTTCAAATGCCATCTGATGCTTTTGATTCCATCTACACCCTTGTTAGCCAACTCCAGTCTGGTCTTGAAACACTCAAGGCAGAGGTTGACGCTCAAAAGGGTGGTGAAGCCGCTGCTGTTGCCGAAGAAATGGCTCCAGAGGCTGTTGCAACCGCTGAAGACGAAGAGTTTCTTAAATCACTTGCGGCAGAAGGTTCGATGCGATAATGTCGCGCCATGTTTGTCTCGCAAATCTTTGAGGAATGTGCTGAAATTCTAGGAACGACTGACGAAAGTAAAATCTTTCGTAAAATTCAGCAGGCGGTAGCGACCTTGATGGAGTCTGGTCACTGGACTCACTCTGTCGCTGATGTTGATGTATGCACAGGCTGGGATCGTTGTTCTATCACGCTTCCTCGAAACATTGATGTTCCTCTTGCAGTCAACATTGATGGCTCTCCGACATACTTCCGCAATCGTTTATTTCAATACCATGTAAACAAAGGCGGAATGTTTAATTCCGTTGAATGGGCATGGGATGATCGCGGATATGTCGCGACACTCATGGACATCATCCAGCCTTCACAGCTTGTCGCTGTCGCAGAGTTGGAGAATGATGTTGGCAAGACGATTCGCGTTCTTGGAAACGATCAGAACAATCGCACACTTCGCTCGCAACTTGCGAATGGAACTGGTGTTGATGGCTTGCTTGTTCCAATTCACTCGCAAAGTGATTTTGCTTATGGAACGATTGCTCCAGATGATGCTACTGTAAAGACCCGTAGCGTTGCTATTACGCCAATCAATCTGTTTACTAGCACAGCGGCGCACGGACTATCATCTGGTCAAGGAATGAGCGTTACTGCGACATCTGGAACGATTCCTGTAGCATTGGAGAATGGTCAGACATATTACATTGGAGTTATTGATGCTTTCACAATCCAGCTTTTCAATGATCCTCTGAATGCTCAAGCGTTGCAATATCCAATCAACTTGCAGAGCATCGTTATTCCAAATAGCCTTGATTTTAAAGATAGCCGTGAATCACAGGTTATAACTGCACTTGAGCTTTCTTCTGCTCCAGCATTCACGCTTGATACTGCTAATCAAATCACATTCCCCGCTGGTCAATCACTTCCTGCTCCGCTTAATCCTGAAACTACATACTACGCAAATGCCGAAGACTCGACGCATTTGACTGTATTTGAAACCTCAGATGATGCCAAAAAGAATATCAATCCAGTTTACACGACTGGAACGACTGGGCCTGTTCCTCCAGCACCCGGAACGCTAGAAGTAGATATTCGCAAAAAGATTGATCCGCAAACTACTCTGACTTTCTCTGTTCGTCACTACTACAATGACGGAGATCAAGTCCAAGCATTTACTGCATCTGGAAATCTTCCAAAGCCTCTTATTGCGAATCAAAACTATTTCGTTAATGTCATTGATCCATTTAGTATTTCGCTTCACGAAAATCAAGCTGATGCGATTGCTTCGACACCAACAAGCCTTGTAAATCCAATTGTTATTAAAGACTCTGGTAGTGGAACGAACTCTATTGTTAAGCTGATTGCAGCTACTGCTACGACTGGAACATCGTCTCAAATCACCGCACCGGGACTTAACATCCCAACCCCCTCTGGTTCTGGAGCTAATTTTCAAGCTGTTGTCGTTGGCTCTGTAACTGAAATAAACATTACTGCCTCTGGAGGTGGATATACCGCGACTCCTAATATAGCATTTTCTGCTCCCCCGACGCCACCAGTTGGAAGCCCTATTACTCCACTGACTGCAACTGGATATGCCGTTCGCAATACTGTAAATAATACTATTTCTGGAATTGTAATCACGAATCCGGGCCTTGGATATTCAACTTCGCCCTTGATTACAATTGATCCGCCCCCTATAAATCCATCAATTTCAATAACAAGTCTAACATCATCTGCAACTACAGCTACTTGCACAACTTTTAATCCACATGGCTTTACAAGTGGAAATGAAGTTACTATTTCTGGAGCTACACCAACTGGATACAATGGAACATATATTGTAAATGTCACTGGCTCCAATACATTTACATATACCTTAAATGCTTCAGTTGGATATGATAAATCAATATCATCTCTCGTAAGCGGGAAGGCAGTTACCTCAATAACCCATGTAACAACTACTGCTACAGTAAATTGTACAAGTCATGGATTTACTAATGGGCAAAGCGTTATAATTGTTGGAGCAAACCAATCCCAATATAACGGAACATTTACAATTGTTTATGTAAATCCAAATCAATTTACATACACAATGGCAAGCGATCCCGGTGTTGATGCAACTGGATCAATAACAGCATCTGCAAGCTCTGGAACAACTGCTACTGCAACAACATCAACTCCGCATGGCTTTTCTAATGGTCAGAGTGTTCTTATTAGCGGGGCAACCCCACCAGCATACAATAAACAAGCTATTATTTCTAATGTCACGGCAAGCACATTTGATTATTCTGTTGATGGAGGTCTTCTGAGTCCAGCAACTGGAACAATTAATGTTTTTTCTACTCCCGCAACTGGAACAATGACTTGTGCGTTGAAGGCTGGAAGTCAAGCCGTAGCAACCGCAAATATAACAACATCATTTCTATCACATTTCACTCTTATTTCTGGAGGTTCTGGATATACCGAAGCACCTCAAGTTAAAATTACTGGAGGAAACGGAAGTGGCGCAACTGCAACTGCAACAGTAAGTGCAGGAGTTGTTACTGGTCTTAATCTAATAACATCTGGAACTGGATATACATCTGTTCCAACAGTCGCCATCTCGCCATCGACTGGTGTATTTATTAGCTTTACTTCTACTGGATCATTGCCATCACCATTGGTTTCTGGAGTAGCATATCGCGCAGAAGCCCCACTTAACACTTCTACTGGTAACTTTACAGTAAAAGGCGCAGACTTCAATGATGTAAATATTACTTCATCTGGCACTGGGACATTGTATGTATCATTGTCCCGTTCATTTAGCGTGACATTCAACAACAATTGGGAGAGTGATTTTACTAATCTCGTTACTGGACAAGAATTGTATTTTGGAACTGATTATCTGCTTCCAAATACATCTCCATCTATTGATAATGGAGTAACTCCATTTTATCTAAATAAGATCAACAACACGACTGGTAAGATTTACAATAGTTTAGTCAACGCCAATGCTGGAGGAGTAACTGGTCTTATCACGATTACCTCATTCGGTTCTGGTCAGTCTTACTATGCTCTTAGGAAATCATTCCGTTCCTTGCCATTTGGAAATCTAATTACTCCATCTGAAATTGTATTCTTGAGCGAAGATCAAATTGTTCGATTCTCCACGACGAACACGCTTCCTGCTCCTCTTGTTTCTGGAACCGACTATACCATCAAACTATTTGGTAATTCAATCAAGGTTTACTTGGGTGGAATCTTGCAGGTATTGACAACTCCGGGGACTGGTCAGTTAAGCCTAGACATTCTTCGCACATTCAATGTCCCTTCATCTACGAGCATTGACGCTGACCAAGCTCATTTCAATACTGGTGATGCCGTTGTTCCTCGCGCTAAAGAAGGCGATGTATTGCCAACTGGATTGACTGCTGGAACGACATACTACGCTCGCAGGCTAGATAATAATTCGTTTGAGCTTTACGATACACTTGCTCAAGCAAGAAATACATCGTCTACTACTGGTCGCAAGACATACACGACAACTGGCGAGACTGTAGAATCAACATTCTTTGTTGACTCTGTAACATTGCCAACATTCGTGAAGTCAGTTTCTCAAATCGACAAGCCAATTACTGAAGGCTATGTGTCGCTTTATGCTTACGATTATGGCCGTAGCAATGACATGACTCTAATTGGTCAATATCATCCATCTGAAGTTAATCCTCAATACCGCAGGATTCGCATTGGTAAGCCTTGTGCGTGGGCTAGGATTTCTTATCGCATCCAGACTCCAAGTATCACCAGCATCTATGACTTTATTCCGCTAGAGCAAGAGCGAGCAATTATCACTGCTGTTCACGCTTGCGATTTGGAAGATAAAGATTTCGCTGATCAATCGGCTCGCTACTGGCAGATTGCTTTTGCTTATCTAAAGAATCAGCAAGAGAGTATTGATGGTCATGCAATGTCAGTCCCGCAGATCAATGCGATCACATACGGAGATACGACTGATCCAGTAATGTTCTAATGAAAAGCGCACAGATAACTTCAGGAAGAGAAGTAAAAGTTTCTTCTGGGTGGATTCTTGGTGTCAACTCAATAAGAAATCCGTGGGCATTGCCAGACAACCAGATTAAGTGGGCAGTAAATTGTTCTGTTCGTGGTGGAGTTGTTCAAACTAGGCCGGGATACTCAATGCGTCTCTCGCTTCCTCCGGGAAATTTCCAAGGAGGAATCTTTTTCTCATCAAACAAGCAAGCAAGTGCATCAGATACTGTGATCCAAAATGGAGTCACGAAAACTATTCCAGCGCAAATCTACAATCCAGATGGAACAACATCTGTTGCTGATGAATTGCCGTTTGTAGTGTTCGCAGTTAATGGAAATGTTTACTACTCGCCATTCCCATTGACTCAACCGAAAAACTGGGAAGATTATCGACTCAAAAATATCAAGCTAGACCCAAGTGTTGACCAGTTTGTTTTCACTCTAGCAACGCAAACCGCAAAGGTATCAACTGGTGGTGATGTAACAGTAACTCCATCTCATCGTATCGTTGTAATCCAAGATGGCATTTCTACTCCTGCATACTGGGATGGGTCAAATCAGACTGGCATCCAGACAACTTCAATTCCTGTTGGATATTGGATGTCATTTAGTGGAAATCGACTTTGGGTTGCATCAAAGAACATCGTTCTAGCATCTGATTTAGGCGATCCAACTTCATTCACGGAAAGACTGACTGGAACTGGCCGTGGTGACTTTGCATTTGCTCGCGTTGTTACTGGAATGACGAATTACATTGGTCAGGATAACGACACAAAACTGATTGTATTCACTGATCGTGCGACATACTCACTGGCAAGTGGAATCTACGATAGAACTCAATGGGTAACTACTGCAAATTTCCAAACGACATTGTATCCGACGATTGGCTGCGTTGCTGGCAAATCTATTTCGTTTCAAGCTGGACAAATGTGGTGGTATTCCCAAGGCGGACTAATATCTGCTGACATTGCGGCGTCAGTCTATGTTACATCGGAGTCGCTTTATCGAGATGTTGAGATGGCTCGCATCAAAGCATACATGGCTGGAGATACATCAAAGATTTGCGCGATGTCGTTTGAGAACTACTTGCTATATTCCGTCCCTTACTTGGAGCCATGTAATTCAGCAACGATGGTTCTTGATTACGCTGCCGCCGCTGAGTGGTCATCGCAACGCATCCCAGCATGGTGTGGCGTATGGACTGGAACAAGGCCCGTAGAGTGGATTTCTGGCGTTGTAAATGGCGCACCTCGTTGTTTCCATTTCTCTGTTGATTACGCTGCAACAAATGATGGTTCTTACAATCATCTTTGGGAAGCATTCATGTCTAATCGCGCAGATACATATTTCGATATTGATGTCGATGGTGGAATCACAGAAAAAGTAAATCGCATCTACGCACAGATGGAGACTGGACTTCTTGGTGATGGTCTTGATTTCAAGCAATTCCAGTATGGTGAAATTGAGGCTTGCGAAATTGGCGGAACTGTGGATGCGCGAGTTTCGTATCGCGGTTCAAAAGGCTTCTACCAAAACATTCTTGATACTCGATTGCTGGCGGTAACTTCAGATTACCAGTGGGTGAATAGCGACTACGCTAAAGAGATTGCCGAACTTGGATTCTTAAACACGCAATATCGTAGGTTGATTACTGAAAATAGTCAGCGCAGACAATCGGCCATTACTTGCGAGTCCAGCCTTACAAACGACATTGACAAAGCATTCTCTGTGCTAATCGAGTGGTGTGGCGAAATGGGCATTGAATCATTGCGTGTATTCCTTGATCCTTGGAGCGAGCGCAGCACTGGCGTTCCTCAAGCTCCAGAGACTAAATCATGTGTTACAGCACAAGATGGAACTAGCATTGAAATTGACTTGCTTCCTAGCCCGTATGAGCAAGCAGACACTACGCAAAGGTCTTGGTGGGCCAAAGAATTTAGGACTGCGACTCTTTCATGCACGATTGATCCCACAAAGTCTATTTCTGCTACCGCATCGGCAAGCTACTTGTCTGGCATTTCACAGATTGACGCAAAGAATCAAGCTGGTGAATTAGCTCAAAATGCCGCCAACCAAGCCGCGCAACAATACCTCGCACAGAATCCCTGCTGATATATGCCATCTATCACAACAGCCTCAAAGCAAGTAACAGATTTCCCGTTTCGATACATCTCGCCATTCAAGGATGATCCTGTTGTGCCGCTGTATTCTTCTGTTCCTTTATTCTCTCCTCAAGCTGGATGTTTGCCATGTGCCGCTTGCGGAAACTATGCAGACCGCAAAAAAATCATTGCACAACAAGCAAACCGATTTAAAGATTACATCCCTAATGAAATTGCAGGGAACAATCCTAAGGCCGGATTCAATTAATAAATATGAAAACCAGAATCGACTATCGACTCGTTCCTAAAGGATCATTTGAATTTGGAAATTTACAAGACTTCGCTGAATCGTTTGACCACAAAATTGTCGAACATCCTAACATCAATATTTACGCTCATTATCGGAATGGTGAGTTGTTTGGCTATTCTGACCATGTTTTCATTCCTACTGTCTATCCAGCTTTTCACCCGAATCATACTAGGCCGCAGGATGTAATCCAAGTTATGAGCGATTGGAGGGCACACGCTCAACTTTCTGGAGGGCTTGGATATATTGGCGTTCCTCTTATTGATGATCGACCAAAATTTACTAATGATGTTATGGGTAAATTGGGATTGACTAAGATGAATAGAGAGATTTATAGTTACGATTCATTGACTTAAAAATGGGTGGAGCAAAAACAGTAGACGCAAACAAGTATATCTCTAAACGCGATCCATCGCGTGATATTGCTCTTGCCATGATGATGCAGCAAGCTCAACAACGTCAAATGGCTAACCAAGCACAAATGCTTCAGCAATATGCTGGCATGGCTCCAGAGCAACAGATGTATGATGCTTCTCAGCAATCTCGTCGTGCCGCTGAACTTGGATTGCAAAACATTTATAGGCAACGAGAATTGGAACGCATTACCAATCCTCAAGAAGCGGCAATGCGACTTGCTCAATCTCAGCAGATTGAAGACCTTACAGCACAACAAAATGCTGATCAGTATATGCGAGAGTATATGCGGACACAAGGTCTTCCAACGCAATACGAGACTGGACTTGGAGATTCTACTATTGGTCGTGCCGCAATGTATGATCGTGCGCTTGCCGCTAAACAGGCATACGAACAAAATCTATCCGCGCAACGCCAAGCATATCTTGCCTCAACGCAAGCTCCAACTGGCGGCATTTCACCAGAGACATCTATTGCCGCAAAGCAAGCTGCTGAAGCTCAAAATATCGCCGCGCAAGAGGCATATAAGCAAGGAATGTTTGGATCGGTTGCTGGATTTGGTCAAACTGGGTATGAGTCTGCGATGAATCAATTTGGCAACCTTGCTAGAGCGCAACAAGCTCAACAACAATCTCAACAAGCATACCAGCAAGCCATGCTTCAAAACCAAGCTCAAAATCAAGCATCTAAAAATGCAATGACCGGAGCTTATATCCAAGCTGGAGGGAATATTGCATCCTCTGCTATTGGAGCGTATGGTCAAATGGGTGGCGGTGCTGGCGGATCATCCATTACTGGATACGGAGGACAGCAATATGTCCCAAGAACATCTGCAACTGGCGGTCAATATTATACTCTAGCAGGAGCATAAAATTTATGGGTGGATCAACTTCTAGTCCTAAAATACCAAAACCTGATGACACATCTATGTATGCTTTGCTTGCTGCAAAGCAAGGCATCGGGGGTCAGTATTTGCAGTCGCAAGGTGAACTTGTAAAAGCATATGCTGCACTCCCTCCAAAAACTCAAACCTTTGATGCTGGCAGGACATCTAAAGAAGCTGCTGAATTTGGACTTGAAAACATCACTCGTTCTCGTGAACTTGAGGCTTTAACTGATCCAGAGGCTGCAAGAATGCGGAGCCAGATGGGTGGAAGGGTTGCGGAGCTATCTGATATTACAGCTACTCAGCGAAGCATGGATGAGTTTGCTAAAAAGCAAGGATTGACCTCTGGATATACAACGGGGCTTGGCGGGACGATTGGTCGCGCTGCGATCTATGATGCTGGAACTGAAGCTGGACGACAAGCTCGACTGCGAAATCTGGCACTTCAACAGGGATATTTGGCGCAAACTCCAGCACCTATCGGAGGGCTTGATCCAGCTACTGCTATTCAAGCTGAGATGGCGGCTAAGTCAGCAAATCTTCAGGCAATGCAACAATACCAGCAAAATGTTCTTGCGAGCGGACAAAGATTGCAACAATCTACCTCTGATTTTATCAATCAAAATCTTGGTGAACTTGCACAAGCCAATCAAGTATCTCAACAGAACAAGCAGAACTACGAACAAGCAATGTATAACAATGCTGTTCAGAATGCAGCTTCTCAAAACGCAATGACTGGACAGATGATTGGCGCGGGAGGCGCAGTAGCTGGGGCGGCTATAGGAGCGGCAATTATTATTTAATGAGACATCACCTAATAAATAAAACAATAAATAGAATAAAAGAGTGGAACAAAAGATGGCCTAGATCAGTAGTATTATGGAGTGGAGGTAAAGACTCTACTGCATTGCTTCATTTGATCCGATATGGAGCAGAGATTGATATTCCTGTTGTTCAGTATCGTCAGCCAAAATTCCGTGAGCGATATGCCTATTCTGATCGTTTAATCAAGGAATGGGACTTGGAGGTATATGAGTATCCGCCGATGAAGGTTTCACTCGCAGATGGCCCAGATGTCAATACTGGCGAGGTTCGCTTCGATATGCTTCATTACTTCCAATGGGGTAAAAATTGCGTAGTCTTATCTTTGGGAACAGAGACTCCAAAGTCAGATGAAAGGTTCTTGTGTGGCGTTGATGACTTCCTGCAACGCCCTACTGGAACATTTAACTGGCCGTGGGGTGCAGTATTTATCGGAACTAAATACGAGGATACTGACCTAATCAAAGGTCATGTTCCGCTCGCTCAAGACATCCGCATTGTTGATGGTTCGCCAGTATCGCTATATCCAATGCGCGACTGGACTGATGATGATATTTTTGAGTATTTAGAGGAAAGTGGAGTTGAACCTGATCCAACTCGGTATATTAAAAAAGATGATAAGTGGTATAACAATCCAGATAAATCTCTCAATGCCGACTTTTATCCGACTTGTTTTAATTGCGTGAATCGACATTTAGGTCGTCATGTGCATTGCCCTAAACTAAACGCCACTATCACGAATATAAGCGAAATGGCTCCATACGAGGACATCGTTATTGATGACCTTGGATTCCGCCCTGTGGAATGGAAGAAGTAACAAGTGAAGACTGTATTTCTTGCGGTGCTTGCTGTTCTTACAAATGGTCTTGGCCGCTTCTTAAGCGTGACAGATCGGATGCAGAAAAGATACCGAAAGAAATGCAACGAGGAGACTATCCTTTGATGAAAACTGAGAATAATAGATGTGTGGCATTGCAAGGCGTTGTAGGAAATTGTGTATCATGCTCAATTTACTTTGACAGACCTAATTCTTGTAGGCAATTTAAGCCGAATGGCGACTTATGCCTTGAAGCACGAAAAAAACTAAATATCAAATAATATGGGAGGAGCTTTAAAAACTACAAGAAAAGTTATTGATCCATTTAATATAATGGACCCTTTGGGAATTTTACCCGGCCCAAAAGGAGGTAAGTTCGGAACACCATCTTGGAAGTCTAGTGATAAGAAAAAGAAAAAGAGCGGTGGTGCAACTCCCCCACCTGATCCGATGTTGGCTTATATGTCTCAAATGCAAGCGCAGCAACAAGCCCAAGCTGAATCTGCTCGACAGGCTCAACAACAAGCATTTCTTGAAGCCCAAAAACAATCTGCTATGGCCTCTGAGCGTCAAGGTGAAACAGGGGCGCAACAATTTTTGTCTCAAGCTGGAGCGATGCAGCAAGCTAAAGATATTTCCGCGCAACAAGCTCAACAGAAAGCATACCAAACAGCAGGAACATCTGCTATTGGCGGAGGATTTGATATTGGTAAAGCACAGCAGGAGCAGGCTGCAAATCTCGCAGGGATGGGAGCTATTCCAACTGGTGCTGCATTGCCATTCTACGGAATGAGTGATTCCACCACAACAACTCCAGCAACTCGTTCAGCTAATATTTTTAACTTACCAAAAACAAGCAATATAAAATTCGGAGGAGTATAATTATGGGAGGAATGTTCAAAGGGCCAAAACAACCAAAACCCAAACCACAGCCATCAACAGACCCTATGATGGTTATGATGATGCAACAGCAACAACAGCAGGCTCAACAAGCCGCTGAACAATCTCGTATGGCTGAACAGGCTCGCCAACAAGCATTGCTTGAACAACAACGCGAGGCTGGATTTGCGGCTGAACGACAAGGCGAACAACTAGCTCGTCAACAACTAGGACAGTTTTCTACTCAACAGCAAGCCAGTGATCAAGCCGCATTGACTGCATCGCAACAAGCTCAAGGTGCTATTGGAACTAGCGCAATCGCTGGTGGTGGCGGTCAAGCGTCTCAAACAGAGAAAGCCGCATCTATGGGTATTGGTGGTGCTGGTGCTGCTCCTAGCGTAATTCCCGGAGCTGCTATGGCCGCTAATCTCGGTGCTGGCGGAACTGGTCAACCTGCTAATATGTTCAAACTTCCTTCTGCTGCTAATCTTTCTTTCGGAGGCTCCTAATGGCTGACTATTCCTTCACTCCTCAATTCGCTAATCTTAGCAACCTGCAACCACTGCCAGCACTCGATGTGACTCGCGGTGCTGCATTGCAGTTTCAGCCACTTCAAGCTATCCAGATTCAGTCTTCTCGACCAGAGCTTGTAGCTGAAGGCATCGCTGGTGCTGTTTCTAACATTGCTAAAGGTGCTTTGAGTGGCATTACTGCTAAATACGAGAAGGAAGAGGAGAAAGCCAAAGAAACACGCAAGTTCGCTCAAGAACTACTTCTTGAAGAAGCAAAGCAAAAGACAAGGAATAAACAATTTCTTGATGAACTAAAGCTAAAAGTAGCTTCTGAGCATGGCCTAGAAGCGGATGTTGATGAAAGAATGGCAGCATTAGATAAAGCTGCTGAACGGCTTTTTGGCGTAAACCCATCTGGAAATACTCCAGTAGAAAAACCAACTCCAAAAACAAGCATTGATACTGAGGCAGATACAAGTTATGATACTTATGGAGATCGCAGATTGTCTCCAACAGATGCTGTATTTGCTCCAACTGGAACTCCAGAAGAACAATCCAAAGCAATTACAAATCAAGTTGGATTGCCAATAAATCTAGCAGAGCAAGCTCCAGAGGCCGCACCTATTCAGCAACCACCTCCTCAGGTTGATACAGGTGGAATAAATATTCCAGACCCAAATTTAAGGCGTGTATCTATTCAAGGAACTCCAGCTCCTGCACTAACTGGACTTCAAGTTCAGTCATCGGCAGAACCCGCACCAACACCTGCTTTGGCTGGAATGGAAGCTCCAGTTGATAAGTGGTGGCTTCAAAATCAGCCAAAAGAAGTAACTCAGCCAAGGAAAACTGATGATATTGTATTTGAGCCATCACAACAATCCGTAGCTGAACAGGCAGCAATAGATTTATCAAAGAGTAGCGATTACAATTATTTGGTTACGGCAGAAAAAGATTCAAGAAATCGTTGGGTTCTTAAACAGCAAGACAATAGCGCAAATGTTGCAAAACTAGCCGCTGATGCAGAAAGGCTTGGAATAGATAAACAAAAATTAATTATAGATCAAGCTAATGCACAAATACAGGTTAAAAAAGCCGAAGATGATAGAATAAAAAACGAAACAGAAAAACTAAAGGCTGATAAGGCATCATTCAACACGCTTAAAAATAGCGTCAACAATGAATCTGTTAAACTATTTCAGATTGACCAAGCAATTGATGAAATTGAGTCTGATCCTAGTATTGTTGGAATAATGACAGACTATTATCTTGGAAAAGAAAAAATGCCTCTTTCTCCAATAACATATAAAGAGGCTGCAATGATAGCTGAGAAACTTGGATATAAGGATATTGCAGAAAAGGCTCAAAAGGTTAAAAATATCTCTAACCGAATTGCTTCAATTGGAAGTAATATTGGATGGTCTATATTTAGGGAAATGAAAACATTGTCTCCAACTGGCACTGCTGGAGTTGGATCACTTACTGAGGGTGAAAGGCAATCTCTGGAACAAACTCAAGGCCCACTTGATATAACATCATCTCCAGATTTAATACTTGAAACGCTTTACAATTTAAAGAATGGAACAACAAAAACAATTGTAAACGCATCTAAAGAAATCAAACAAATTGATCCAGCTTTTAAGATGCCAATAATGAGTCCTTTGAGAATTACTAAATCAGATAAAGATTTGTATAATAAGATTCAACAGGCAGCGGAAAAAGCAACTGATAAAGCTAAGAAAACTGAAAATTATCTTAATGCAATGCAGAAAAAAGAAATGCTAGAAAATCAAGCAATCCGAATCAAGGAGTTTAATCAAATGCTTGCTGAGATGCAGGCTCTATAAAATCAATGACACTAGAGGAAGCCGCTGAAAAAAAGCTAAAAGAGAGGACAGCAACTTCTCCTCTTCAAGATGTTGTATCTCCAGATAAAACAACTGAAGAAGAAAAAACGGATACACTTAAAGAAGTAGAAGCAGAGCCTAAAACTGATTTAGCTGGACTTGGCGGGGCAGCATTGCGCGGTCTATCTGTTCCTGCTGCTCAAGCTGTGGTTGGTGGAATTTTTGGAGCAACGATTGGCGGACCTCCGGGAGCATTGATTGGTGCTGGTGCAGGGCCAATTGTTTTGGGGCTAACAGATCTCGCTACGGAGGGAGTAAATGCACTTACGGGAAAAGACATCCCAACTTCAAGGAGTATAATTTCAAATTTTCTTAGCGAGCAAGGAATACCAGAATCAGATACAGCAGCAGAAAAAATCCTTGAGTCTGCTCTTGAGGGGGTATCGAGTGCTGGCGGATCAGCTATGGCTCTCACAAAAGGAGCTAAAATGCTTGCTGGATTAACCCCGAAAGCTACTAAAGTCAAAAAGGCTGCTGAATTTATGGGGGAACAACCGCTGCTTCAAGCTGCAACTGGTGGCGCGGCAGCACTAGCATCTACTGGAGCAGAAGAGGCTGGACTTGGAGGACCAATTCCTGCAATCGCTGGTCTGGCAACAGGATTTGCTGTTCCTGCGGTAGCTAAAGTAAAAGGCGCACTCGCTCCATCTGAAGCAAAAAAAGCATTGGAAGCTGAAGAGAAAGTTCGTTTTGTTTATCAGTCGGCTTTCAAAGATGAAAAATCAAGAGAAGAAGCAATCCAAGCTCTTCGCAAGGCTGGAAACATCTCTGATGATGATGTTAAGCTAATGATCGGTGATATTACAAACAACAAAACTATGCTTGCATTCCAGCAGGCATTGGAAAAATCATCTCAAGAAGTTGCTCAACGCAGTTTTGAAAACCTTCAAGGTGTTGGTAAAAAAATTGGCCGTGGAATGGCTGAAGTTGGCGCACCAGCGGAAGATGCAAAGACATTCTTCTTGAATCAATACAATACACTAAAAGATCAATATAAACAAACAATTCAAGATTTGGATGTTCAAGGATTGAAGGCAACGCAAGAACTTGAAGATGCCAAGATAAAACTTGATGAGGCTGAAAAGAATCTTGCTGCTGGTAAAATTGATGCTGAACAAGCATATAAAGAGTCAAAGCAAACTCTTGATGATGCTTTTGATGCCGAAAAATCAAGGCGCATTGGAACGCAAAAACTTGATACAAACAAAGCTGTTGCTGATGTAATTCAAAAGCAAAAGAAATTTGCAAGCGACTACGCAACAACATTGTATGATAAAATTACTGATGTAAAACCATTTGAGCCAAAAACAGCAAGGTCTGAAATTGAAAGCCTAGTTCCATCTGGTGCTGTATCCAAAGAAGAACGCATAGTTGGAGAAACAGCACAAGAATCAATTCAAAATCAAGTTGAATTGAATCAAAAGATTCCAGCAATAGTTAGAAGCATTTATAGAAACTTGGTTGATCCTCAAGGGAATCCATATAAAAAACAACTTCAAGATGTTACTGCCTCATTAAAGGAGCTTAATGCGGCTATTTCTACTGAAAGAAATGAAGCTCAAAGAAGGATCATGCTCAAGGTCAAAAAAGCACTTGATAGTGACTTGCAAAAACTTGAATCAACATATCCTCAAATTGCTGAAGCTAATAAATTTTATTCAGATTATGCTAGTGTGTATAAGTCTGGCGCAGCAGAGAAAGCATTTGAAGAAGGTGCTAGCCTAACTCAAATTCTAGATAAATATAGTAAATCTGAAGACGATTTGATTAGATTGCGTAAATCCATTGAAGGCGATCCAAGAGTTACTGTAACTCTTCAGCAACTACAAGATGCTGGCGTTGCAAATGTCGATGCGCTGAAGCAAAAAGGATTTAAGGAAGTTGACAACTGGATTGTTGATAGTGTTGTCGATCATTTGAAAAAACCTCAAGCTAAGGGATTTTCAACATCAAAATCTATTGAAGAATGGAGGGATGGTCCCGGTTCTGTAATATTTAGAGCATTTAAAGGAACTCCATCTGAAGCTGAAATAGCCGTTAATAATTTAGCATCAAGATTCAGAAATCTTGAAGAATCTGCAAATGGCGCAAAGAATAGTGCTGATGAAGTAGCTAAGAAAAAAATATCTCAAGGCACTCCAGAGAAGGATGCGTTTGATGAAGCTCGTAAGGCTAAAAAAGAAATTGATACGCTTTTAACAATTAAGAGAAAACAAGTCATTGATGAGTTCCAAGAATTTGAGAATACCTCATTAAATCCAGCAAATAGATTCATTGAAGGAGATGCCAGTGAGGTTGTTCGTAATATCATGTCAAATGCCGAAACTTCTCAATCTCAGATGCAGCGTATATTGAATTCTGCTGCTAAAGACCCAACTGGAAAGGCAACTCAAGGAGTTATTAATGCTGCTAGAAAATGGCTTAATAGTCAAGTAAGGTCAATATCTCTAGCAACAACAACTGAAGGACTTCCTGACCCTGTCCTATTAGTTGATACACTGCAAGCTGACTTGGGCAAGATTAGTGCATTGTTGGAAGAAGGCAAAGCACCAAGAAAAACACTTGAGCTTATTTTTGGCAAGAATTCAAGAGAAATGAATGTTCTTGATAGGTCGCGCCAGATTCTTGATTCAATGGCTCGCAAAACAACATTGTCTCCAAATGAGATTCTTAAAAAGGATGTCACAAAGGGAGAGGTTGCAGATACCCTTATGTCTATTGGCGCAATCGGCTTTGCCAATGTTAAAGGCTATGTTGCTTGGAAAGCTATTGATTTGATTAGAAAGCTAAATCAAAGGGCTAAAGATGATGTTGGTAAGATTTACGCTGATTTGCTTGCTAGGTCTTTAACTGATCCAGAAATTGCTGAAAATATGATTCGTCCTATCAATCAGCAAACATGGCCTCAGACTAAGCGATTTCTTCGCAATATGGGAATTCAAGCTAGGGCAACTGACTTTGGACTTGAGGAAGAAGGTGAAGAAGTCGAAGGAGAAAAAGAAACTTCAGAAGAAGAATTTCCTGCTTTTTGATTGCATCCAAACTAAAATTAACATACAACATAAAAGCTATGCCAATCCGTAAATGTGCTTCACAAAATTGTTTCACACGCAATCTTAAAACTGAGCTTAAATCTGGCAAGCCATTGAAGCAAAGTTTGGCAATCGCCTATAGTGTTCAGCGCAAAGCTCGCGCAATGAAAGCGGCTAAGACTCGCAAGATGGGAAAATAACCATGACGCATGATTCTCTGGTTTCTCTTGTTCTTGCTATTGCTACTTTCGTCGGAGGTGGATACGCGATGGCATCGGCGTTCTGGTGGGATCAATAAAGATTCTAAAAAATATAAATAAATAAATGAAGTTTGAGGCGAAGTCAGTTGATCCATCACTAATGCCATTTAGTGATTCCGAGATTATCGGTGATCATTTGATTATCCCTGTTGTTGATTATGGTGCTAGGGAAGATCATTCGTTCCTCGTAGCACTTGGTAAACTGGTCGAAACATTCGTCCGCTCAAAGTCTATTAGTGGTTATTCGATTGCTGATGATGTCGAGAAGATGGTCTGTGAGCATATTGGGTTGAACTGGGACGAGCATTGCGACTGGGTTCAGAGAGCATTGGATGAATCGGAGCGCAACCGTGCGCTAATTCAATCTGTGATACTCCGCGATGGGCCTAGATACTGGGCAGAACTACATTTGTTCTCACTTCGCAATAGGAACTGCGAGGATCGCGCATTCATCGAGAGTTGGTTTAAGAACTGGGCTGATTCTATTCCATGGAATGGTTGTCCGTGCCAACAACATTTTGAAGACTATTGCAAGCATTTTCCTCCAGATTTTTCAGACTTGTGGAAATGGGGAATTGGTATACATAACGATGTCAACTCGCGGAATGGAAGGCCAGTATTGTCGCTTTCTGAAGCAGAGAATTTATGGACAAAAAGACTTATATAAAAGATTCGGCGCATGACCACAGAAAAGCTGGCGTTGATAATGGCGACCATGACCCGTGGTTTTATGAGACTTGCAAGTTAGTTAATATTGCTTGCGATAAATTCTGGACAATGACAGCAGAGAGAGCTAGGCTTAACGAACTTTACTATAAATCTAGGTGGGGCAGAATATAAATATGGTTAATAAATCAAATACATTGAATGGGAGTCATCCTGCATTTCCTGTGCAAGCGTATCCCGGCGATGCGGCAAACCCAAAGGTGCGTCCGAATACTGGTATGAGTATGCGTGACTACTTTGCCGCACAAGCCATGAATGGAATCCTTGCTAATTCAGAGGAGTTTGGAGAGAAAGTTCCCGTTAAAGATGTGGCAGAATTTGCTTTTGAAATGGCAAATGCCATGATTGAACAGCGAGATAAGCAATGAAAAAACAAACATCTGCGAGTCTTAAATTTGAGACTCCAACAATAATAACAACAGCAGATAGCAAGCCGAAGAAAACAAATATTAGCGTTTCGATTATGAAGCCTAAGAAGTCAAAAATAAATATCATTAAGAAGAAATAATATGAGCCAAGAAAATACACAACCAGAGCAAATCAGTGAAGACCATGCCAAGGCTATTGACCATGTGCTGAAGCAGATCGACATCACTACTGTCTCTGCTCACGATGTCTTTGCTGACATCATCAACCGAGCAAAGCGTTTTAACTTTGAACTGATGGTTGCCTGCTCTTTAATGGAGAAAGTTCTTATTAAAGAAAAAACCGAATCTATTGAACAAGGA